TCTAGAGATACGTTACCAGTTACCCCTAGCGCACCAGTAATCTGCACTGCATTCGTTGCCAGCTTCAGTGCAGTATTTTCTCCATCACCAGTTTGTACAGCTTTGAGAGAAGTATTAACACCAGTGTTAGTTGCAGAGGAACTAACAAGTATTATCTTCTTATATGTATTTGATATTAATTGTGTCGTTAAGTCTGTCATACTAGATTCCAATGTTTATCTGTTGATCCCCAAGCACTTGAAGCCTCGCTCCATGTAAGATTTCTACCGCCCACATCTGGACGAGGATTGAGAATAGCTGGATTATCTCTTACATCAGGTACTTTATTCTGAGGATGGTTCTTCAGATCAAACTGTCCTTCAAAGTCTTCTGGGCATACCAGCATCCCATAGCTATTCAGTTGCATTACTCTGTGTGGATATACAAACCCACATATATCGCACATGGCTAGAGCATTTTTATTACTAGCCATTAGATATACCTCAATTTAGGAACAATATGCATAGAGGCACGTTCTCTATCTTCCTCCATCGCTCTAGCTAACATTTCTTCATAGTTTGCTTTTAGCATCATAATTCTATTTTCAGGAACAAGTGGACGCTTCATTGACATGTAATAAGCAAGACCACAAGTTAGACAGGGTAAAAATCTTTTAGGCAAGTCTGCGTTTTGTATTGCAGATTTATTTACATCTTGAAGCTCTGAGACAATCTCAAGCTTTAATATGTCTGTAGAGTTATCAGGCAGAGGCCATAAAGACAGCACTGCATTATCACGCCCTCTACGAAGAGAGTATTGATTAGGACGGCCCTTCTGTGTCTTATTAGGTATAAGAAGATACTCTTCAGGAGTTATACGCTCCAACTGTAAATCTGTATCATCTCTATTTATAACAACTTCTAATGCATCCACAGTAGAGGAAGATAAAGAATAGTTAGCTAGACTTGCAGATACAGTTACATTAGAAACAGAAGTTGTCCAAAGAAGCACACCCCTGTTCTGCCAATCTTTAAGCATAAGGTTTATAGAGCGACGAGCAGAAGCAGGTTCATGACCAAGAGTATCCTCACCCCCAATCATTTCTGTAGCTTCTTGTATAACCTCATCTATGTCAAGGTTAAAGTCATATGTTCCTGAAACTGCCATTATGCTTTAGCCCTTTTTCTAGTTGTTTTCTTTTTGGCAAATGTTCTGACGTTAGTAGGTTTACCACCAACACCTTGAGCTTTTGATCGTTTTCTTGCTACTGCGCTTCTTCTTTGTGCAGCAGTCATTCTTTTAGCTGTGGCTCTTGGCACACACTTTGGATATTTTCTTTTGCTTGATTTTGTGGACGCACGACCACAGGCTTGGAACTTGCCCTTAATTTTAGGCGCACCAATGTCCACCCAATCTCCTTTTGGACCTTTCCCAAACCATTCTTTCAAGCTCATGCGTAAGTACCACCACGCTTCTTGTATGTCCTAACCAACCAAGCATTAGCATAGGCACTAGGATATACATCAAACTTACGTTTAGCTTCAGACTTCACCCGTGCATACAAAGCTTTATTCTTTGGTGTAGGTGATTTCTTTTTAGCTGTAGTCTTACGTTTTCTTTTTACTGCCATTTTTACCTCTTGCTTTTCGTATAGCTTCTTTACCTTTTTTAAATATAGAAGCTACTTGAGTTTTACCCATAACTTTGGCACGTTGTTCTCCCACAGTTAGTATCTGTATCTTACGAGCATAAGGTTTATTTATTCGTTTAACCTTTGCCACTGTAGCTCTAGCATCTGCTGGAGTAGCAAACTTTATACCAACTGTATCTTTTGGATTCTCATCAGTATAAAGTCTGCGTCCAGAACCTTTAGGCTTTTTTCCTGTACCAACTTTAGGATCACGTTTTTTACGCATTACCTTGCACGGCCACCACGAGAACGATATTTAGTAGCTTTACCACCACGCATCCGGCGAACTGTTCCACCTTTAGATTTATATTTAGTAGCTTTGCCACCACCCATTCGACGAACTGTTCCACCTTTGGACTTGTACTTGGTAGTTTTACCACCACCCATGCGCCGAACAGTGCCGCCTCTGGATTTATATTTAGTAGTTTTACCACCGCCCATGCGACGAACTACGCCACCTTTGGACCTATTCTTCGTCCTCTTCATCATCTTCAATCTCCTCTGCATATAGATTGTTAAAAGTAATATTAGGGTTCATATAACTGTTATCTATTTCTGCTGAGTGTATGTATTGACTTGGTGCAAAGTCTGGCGCACCTTCACCTGTGACCCACAAAGCAGGGTTAGTTACTCTAACTCTGTTATTAGGTAACGCCACAATGTTACCTGTAAATTCATCTGCATCTATGAGTTCTAGCACATGTGATTGTTTATGCTGTGCAGGATCATCTGAAATATAACTATCAGTATAATCTATGGTAAACATATAACGACCTGTGTAGAACTCTCCATTTATTTTACATATCCAAGGACTTGAAGATACTCTATCAAGAACAACTACAGCATGGTTTCTAGAAGAACAGTCCCACGGTTGTGCAAAATGTGTTGGCATTAGTTCAGGCCACTCATCCAATTCTGTATCTGCAATCAAAGCAGCTATTGGCATTCTGGCCCACATTGCACCGCCATGTATATTTTCTTCTTCATCACATCCAGTAAATACTACCTGAAAACTTAACGATCTATCTGGTACAGTATTTACTGCAAATGCTAGTGCATGTAAATATTCTCCTTCATAATCTTCATGGTTACTAGTAAACTCTTTACGCACCCAACACTTAAAGTGTGGGATATTAGAAATTAAATAGGACATTTATTTGTTAGCATCTCCATCGTCTACGAGCTTGTCGGAGCCGACTGTTAGGGTTACGTGCAGCCTTTGGAAACTTCTTCATTTGTCCCGCTGATCTTGCACAAAATGATTTACGTCTTGCGGCCCTTGCTTTAGTCCTTGGTTTTCTTTCTGTTACGGCAGTTTGTAGTTTAGAACCGGGGTTCTGTCTACGATATTTAGCTACACCTTTTTTAGTCATGCCAGCACCAGCCTTGGTAGGACGCTTCATGCCCCGACCAATAGTAATGCCTTTCATATTACTAGGCTTTCTTTTTCGCTTTACTGCCATGTGTGTACCTAAATTTGTTTTTTAAATATTTACATAGATCGTTGATATACTCTTGAAAGTCTTCATAGTCATTCTTATCTGGTTTAGTTCCTGAGAAGTCAATAAGACTATAGTCGTCATATCCCTCTTCTAGAGACTTATTGTATCTCTTGAGAAACTCTTTAGTAACCACGAAGCGCCTTTCCGAAACCTCTTACCTTTCCACCCATACGGCGTTTTACTTTACCACCACCTTTTTTAATTTCAAAGCCAGAAGCAATAAGCTCATCAAGCTCTTCACCAGTGGGCATCTTGGCACGACCTCTACTACCCAATCCCATTTCTTCAGCTACCACACTGGCTGGAGGAGCATACTCACCACTTTTAAGCATACCAGACATGCCTAAACGTCTGCGGGTAGCTGGTGACATTTCTTTTTTAGTTGGAGCAGGAATTTTTGAAAGAAGTGGTCCTTGTTGAACTTCTTGTCCTTTAGGTCCAGTAGCACGGCGTCTAGGAAGAATATTTGAAGACTCCTCTCTCATATCTCTTTCTTGCTCACGTTTTAATTTTGCAAGTTCTTTATTTTGAGCAGGAGTTCTTTTTACTTTATCTTCTTTTTTCTTTTCAGGTTTAGCTGCTTTAAGTTTTGCTTTTAGTTCAGAAGGAGATAATTTTTTTATTTCCTTGATTGACATACCTAAAACTTTAGCAGCATTCTTTTGCTGTTCAGTTGCAGGGGCTGGCCCACGCCTTTTACGTTTACGACCTCCCTTACCTTTTGCTTTTGGTTTAACTAGTTTAGATACAACTTTAGCAGCAGCAGCACTCATTTTATGATCCTTTCATTTCTGCACGACGACCACGAATAGCTGCTCGTTTTCCTTTACGGCTTTTTTCTTTGGCTACTTTAGGCATTACTGGTCCACCAAACTTAGCATCATATTCTTCAAAAGCCATACCTTTATCAGAGCTATCTATAGTGATTGTTCCAAATGGTGTTTTAACTCTAGACTTACGGCCAGACATGTCATCAGCAAAATATTCTTTCATTGTCTCAAAGCCTTTGTTGCCAGCCATTGTACCACGACCACCGCCAACAGATTTTTTCTTAGCCTTCTTAACTTTTTCTATACCTTGACTCATAGCACCAACATCAGGTGTTGTTTGCTGTGATTTAGCATCAAACATCATTGCAGGTGCAGGTAGTGCTTGTTTTTTAGGTGCGGGTGGTTTTCTTTTAGGACGGGGTGCTAAAATAGGAGCATCACTTCTTCTAGGTTGTGGTCCTGTGGCACCTTTTGGAATAAGCTCATCTCTTTCTGCTCTTTTTCTCATGCGTAAGCGTGATACTCCTGATTTAGATTTAGGAAGAGTAACATCACTTGTGTCTACATTTAATTTTTTACTTTTAGGTTTAGGACGTAGATTAGTTCTTTGTAGACGAACATCACGTTCTTCTTTAATTTGTCGTTTTATTTTATCTAATTCATTTTGAGCAGACGCAGGAAATTTATCTCCAGCAATTCTTTTGCGTGTTTGCAAAGTTTTTCGTCTCTCTAAAAGTTTACGTCTTTCTGCTGAAGTCATAGCTTAACTTTCAACTTTAAAAGCTTTGCCCTCATCGTAGTCTTCGTCAACTACAACATCTTGAGGCGGTCCTTTTACTTGCGGTCCTTTACGTGCAGCACCATAGCCTTGACCAGTAGGACGACCTACGATCTCGTCAAGGTTATGTGGCCGTTTGATAAGTGTATGTGGTCCCGGCATTTATTTTCTCCTTTTGCGTTTCTTGCGCCCTGCTTCGCTAAGTGCGATAGCTATGGCTTGTTTACGACTTTTAACTTTTTTACCAGAGCTACTTTTAAGTTTGCCCCGCTTGTACTCACCCATTACTTTTTTTACCTTGCCGGGGCGAGTAACTTGTTTTCTTATACTAGAACGGTTAGTCATAGCAGCTTCGTACTAAATCATCTCCAGACATGTTAGCTTTAATAACTTTACCTACTTTTCCACCCCCTTGAGCATAACCCATTTTGTTACGAACAGGTGTAGGAAGTTTAGCAAGGCCGGGGTTTTTCTCAGCATCCACAGGTTTAAGAGAGCCACCGCCCTTACGTCTTATAAGGTTTTTCTTTTCCATATCTGCTAATTT